AGATGGTATTACAAATGGAACAGTAATAGCTAGTAAAGCTATTATAACAGATTCAAACAAAGATATTAGTGGTGGTAGAAACATCACCATAAGTGGAGAACTAGATGCTGCTACGCTTGATATATCAGGAAATGCCGATATAGACGGCACACTTGAAGCAGATGCGATTACAGTTAATGGATCAACATTAAGTTCTGTTATACAAGATGAAGCAACAGCATTAGCAATAGCGTTAGGATAAGATATGGCAAATACATTTAAAGTAATTACAAGGGATGTAGCTCCTGCAAGTTCAGGCACTCCTGAAACACTTTATACTGTACAATCAGGAAGCACAGTTATTGTTTTGGGTTTGACACTTGCAAATGTGCATACAGCACAAGTAACAGGCACAGTGCAGTTAGTCAGTACAACGACACAGACATCACAGACACAAAATACTACAGCACATATTGTAAAAAGTATTCCTGTGCCTGTAGGAAGTTCTGTAGAGATTATGGCAGGAAATAAAATTGTATTAAATGTGGGTGATATAATAAAGATAGATTGTTCTGTTGCAGATAAACTTTCAGTAACAATGAGTTATATGGAGATAACCTAATGCCGTATATAGGTAAAGATGTAGCTACAGCATATCAAAGTACAACAGCCGTACAAAGATTTAATGGTGACGGAAGTGATACAACATTTACATTAACAACAGCCGTAAGTTCTGTACAAGACGTTCTTGTATCTGTAGATGGCGTGGTACAAGATACTGCAGCTTATACAATACCTGATGGTACAACTTTAACATTTACTGCTGCACCTTCAAGTGGAACAGGAAATATATTTGTAAACTATCTAGCTCCTCAAGCATCTACAATAACACCTGCTGCTGAGAACAAAGGTAACTTTAAAGGTGGTGGATTGTTTAGAACAAATGCTCAATCATTAACAGCGAACATAACAATACTTGCTACAGAAAATGCTAACGTGACAGGACCTTTTACTATCAATAGTGGAGTGACACTTACAATAGAATCAGGTGGAACATTGGTGACTATATGAGTACATTACTAACAGATACAATTAGAAAAACTGGTGGTTCATTAGGAGTAGATATAAGAGTTAAAAATAATTCTGTATATGAATCAGATGGTGGCACAAGTGTTACACAGAATATGGTGCAAAGTTTGTCAAAACAATGGGTGTATTTTAATTATGCAAGTACAACTGCTGTTGATTCATTTAATGTTGGTAGCCTTACAGACGAAGCTACTGGAAGATTTTTAGTAAATATGACCAATAACTTTGCTAATACGAGTTACGCAGTAAACTATACTGGAAATGCTTATGCAGGAGAAAGTTTCCCAGCTAATGTTACTTGTGTAGCAAAATTTGAATATTATTCTGGTGGTTTTGAAACTGGTGCATATGATGTAGTTTGTTATGGTGGTTCAGCATTAGTAGATGGAAAGTATAATTATACTGTAGCACATGGTGACTTAGCATGAGTACAGTTAAAGTCAACACCCTTACAGGCACAACCACAGCAGGTTCAATCTCCGTAACAGGTGAAGGTAATTCTACTACGACTAATCTGCAACAGGGTTTGTGTAAGGCTTGGACAAATATTAATGGAGAAGCAAGTGGTCCTGCATCAAGAGATTCATTTAATGTAGGTTCAATAACTGACGTATCAGCAGGTCAAATTAACTATGCAATTACAAATGCTATGGCTAACGATGATTATGCTAGACTAGTTTCAGCAGGAGATTCTGGAGTAAGAAGAGTAGCAGACACAGGTGCAGCAGCTTCACACACTACAGTCTTAGCAGTTATAATAACAGAATCTATGAATGGAAACTTATACGATGTTGATGATGCAAATGGAGCAATTTTAGGAGATTTAGCGTAATGGCTTTTGGTAATTTAAAATTTGATACGCTGACAACTTCTGATTCAGCAAATACAAACACAGAAAAGTCTATTGATACAAGTTATTTGTTTAATGGCAGTTGTAAAGCATGGGGTAGTTTTACAAGTGAAGGTACATTTATTGAAAATGATTTATTTAATACTTCTAGTATTACAGATTCAGGAACTGGCAGTGCAAGACCTAATTGGGCTAGTGTCTTTGCAAGTGCTAATTATGCAACAACTATGTCGTGTGAGGACAGTTCTGATTATCATGGTATGATGCAACAAGTATCAAACCCTTCAACATCATTTGTAAATATTTTAAGTGCTAGTGCTACAAATACAGCTAGAGATGTTGAGTTTGGATTTTATATGTCTATGGGAGATTTAGCATGATAAAAACACCAGAGTTTCAAGGAACACATTTATGGGAACGATTACATTGGGCGAAAGATAACTTAGAAAAAGTGCAATCAGATATACGAGTAGTATATGAAGACCCTGAAGATATGGACAATCCTGCAAAAGTGCTAGTTCCTGATCCTAATTGGATGGCTTGTGCATTACAGGGTGGCATTTTACCACCTGTTGAAGTATATTGGGAATTAGCAAAAGACGAAGCACAACCTGGTTTTGAAAAACATACGAGAGGGTATTTGTTGCATAACACTAAACCGATTGAAGCAATGACAGAAGAACAGGCAATAGAATACTTAATTATGAAAGATATTCCACAACGTGTATGGCGTACATGGGATGAAGGCAATAAACCAAAGATGGTGATCTGCCGTTTACATCAACTGCCAGAGCATCGTCAATGGCGAAATGCATGGCAAATTAGAGAAGATATAGAACTAGCAGCATAGGAGATAATATGACAAGTTTTATTGTAGATAAGGATGGCAACCAGATTGATGCTTCAACAGTAACATCAAAGCCATCAGACCGACATTTTAGAAATGCTTGGGCGATTTCTGGTAAAGTTATAGCTGAAGACATGACTAAGGCTAAAGAAATATTTAAAGACAAAATAAGGGAAGTAAGAAAACCTTTATTAGAAGCTGAAGATGTTGTGTACATGAAAGCACTAGAAGCAGATGACGCTTCTGCTAAAACTGCAAGTGTTAATAAGAAGAAAGCATTAAGAGATGCACCTGCGGCAAAAGCTATTACAGATGCAGATACTATTGATAAGTTAAAAGCAGCGTGGGATACATCTGTACTTGGTGACAGCCCTTACGCATAAGGAGTAACGATGGCTTTAACTAAAGTAAGAGGTGATGGAGTATTAGGAATGAGTTTGCTCTCTACTTCTACAGCTATATCTATGGATGCAAATGGTAATATAACCAACCCATTACAACCTATGTATCGTGCAGTATTAACAAACAGAATGAGTTTAAGTGGCACTGCCGAAACACAAGTAACAGATATAACAGAAAATTTTGATGTAGGTAATGATGCTACTGGTGGAACATTTACTTGTCCTATTGCAGGAAAATATCTTGCAACTTTTAGTGGCTCTTACCGAAGTGATGGTGCAAGTTATGTTGATGCTTCCATAAAACACAATACGTCATATGTAGCAAGAGGATATAGTGAACTTCCAAATGCTGCTGAAGTTAGAGGTGCAAATGCTTGGCATCCGTTTGGATGCACTGCATTAGTAAGTTGTTCTGCAAGTGATACAATAAAATTCTTTTTTGGTGCAGGAACAGGAGCATCACAATTACTTGAAACACCTTACACAGTTATGCAAGTAAAATTAGTAGCATAGGAGATAAAATGGCTAAGTACACAGTTGAATTAACAGATACAGAAGATAAGGCAATGACATATGTTACTGATGGTACATTAGATTGGGTTACAAATGCTTTAAAAAATAGAGCAAGAAAAGGTAAAGATGAAATCATTGCTCTTAATATGAAACATTGTAACGCTAATGGAATTGCAATAGCTACTGGCGAAGATGCACAAGTAAATCAAGCATTTGAACTTAAAGTTGTAAAAACAGCTAAAGAAGTTTATGAAGAGCAAAAAGCACCTATAGGAGAATAAATGCCATACATAGGAAAAGCACCAAACTTTGGAGTAAGAAGTAGATTTGTATATCAAGCTACAGCAGGACAAACATCCTTCAGTGGTTCAGATAGCAATTCATTAACGCTGTCATACAACGACAGTCTATACATGGATGTGTATCAGAATGGTGTGTTGTTAAAAGCAGGAACAGACTACACAGCTACAACAGGCACAACAGTCGTACTCGTCACAGGTGCAAATGTAAATGACATTGTTGAGATGATTGTATATGATGTGTTCAGTGTAAACAATACTTACACTAAAACAGAGTCAGATACACGCTATCCTTTTAAAGGCAACAACAGTATTATAAGATTAAATGGTCAGACTATATCAGCAGATATAACAATTGACAGTGATGAAAATGGTGTTAGTGCAGGTCCTATAACACAAAACGCTACAGTGACTGTTAATGGTTATTGGAGTATCGTATGACAAGTCAGCTAAACGTAGACACAATAGCTAACAAGGCAGGTTCTGGAACTGTAGCTTTTACAAAACAAGAAGGTGTAAAAGCAAGATTAAACTATAATGACAACTCAGCTAACATATTAGGAAGTTTTAATGTTTCTTCAATTAATGATGAAGCAGCAGGTAAATTTAAGGCTTCTTGGACTAATAGTTTTGATAATGATGATTACTCAACTACAGGAAATCATGCTGAAGATAATGGTTTATACAGTAACTTTGGTGCAGGTAGTAGAATATCTTGGTTTAACTCATCAAGATCATCATCAGTTTGTTATGGTGCAACAGAAGTTGTTGGCAGTGGGTTTACTGACATGAGAACAGTTGAAGGACAGTTCATTGGAGACCTAGCATAATGGCAAGTCAACTTAAAGTAGATACGCTAACAGGTGTAACAACGGCAGGAAGCATTGCTGTTACAGGTGAAGGCAACAGTACAACAACAAACTTGCAACAGGGTTTGTGTAAGGCATGGGCTAGTTTAAATGATGCAGACACTGGTAGCCCTGCACTTTTAGATAGTTTTAATTCTTCAGGATTTACGGATACTGCAACAGGTCATTTTAAAATAAATTTTACTAATAGTTTTAATAATAATGATTTTGCTACAACCACCTCTAGTCGTTTTGCAGATGTAGATGTTGGTGCAATGTTGACTGACCAAACAACATCGCAAACTAAACTTTTAGGTCGTGCTTACAATTCAAATAGTAATACTGATTTTAATGAAAATATGTGTGCATCTATGGGAGATTTAGCATAATGGCAAGTGAACTAAGAGTAAATACGTTAAAGGATGCAAGTGGCAATAACTCTATAGCAACGAGTGTGGTGTTTGCAGGTACGGCAAAGGCTTGGGTTGTATGCGACCAAAGAACATCATTAAGTACAGGAGATAGCTATAACATTGCTAGTACATCTGATGAATCAGCAGGTGAATTACAACATAACTTTACTAATAATATGGGTAGTGCAGAATATTCTATTGCAGGTGCTTGTGGATATGAAGATACAAATGATGATGACCAAGTTTTTACATTAGGGTTAAGAAGAAATAATGCACCTACAGCAGGTAATTATACAATTCAAACTTGTAATGCTTTGGCAAACTCCAGTGGTGGAATAGATTTAGATAATGTAATGACTCAAGTATGTGGAGATTTAGCATGAGCAGAGCATCAGATTTAGGTAGGTTGGAGGGTGTATCAAAGTCTTGGTGGCAATATGATCAAGTTAATACTACAACAGATGGTAGTTTTAATGTGTCATCAATTAGTGATGATTCAACAGGAATATACACACCAACATTAACTGCTGCACAAGTTAATATAACAGATAGATGTGTGGTTTTAACCAGTAACCATGATACTGGAGAAAATTATGCTAGAATTTCTGCTTTACGACACGATAAAGGTGGAACTTATTCAACAACAGCTATATCAGTTGAAGTATTTTATGCTTCTTTTGTTTTAAACGACAACCGACATAACTTTGGCACTGTATTTGGAGATTTAGCTTAAATGTTAGGCTTTAGTGCTTTATCAGAAAACCCTATTAGTAGTGTTAATAAGGTACTAGAACTTTCAGCATCAATGACAGGTTTAGCCGTATCGTCTTCTGCTGCGGCTGGTACGCTTGTTGGTGCAAGTACGATGTCTGCTAATTCTACACAAACATCAACTGGAGTTAGAATACTTGTTCACAGTGCAAGTCTTGAGTCATCATCTGTAGCATCCTCTTCTGCTGTGTTCATAAAAGGATCAACATTACAAACGGATTTAGTATCGTCCTCTGTGCAAACAGCAACTGGTGTTCGTGAAAGATTTGGAACGGCCGTTGCTAGTTTAAACACTACACAAACAGCAACTGGTGAATTATTATTTACAGAAATTAATCCAAGTGTTACTGTGACTTACACAGAGATTACGCCAAGTGTCACGGCTACTTACACAGAGATTACACATACTGGTGACACATGGACAGAGATTACACCATAGGAGTATTAAATGGGAAGTGATTATACAGATAATAACAAGTTTGAAAAAATAGGAACGGGAGAACAGGCAGGAACCTGGGGAACCACGACTAATTTAAACTTTGATATGATAGATAGAGCGATTAACGGAGTTACAAGTATTAGTTTAAGTGGGACTGCTAGTAGTATAACAACTTCTGATGGCACATTGACAGATGGTCTTTTTAAAGTTTTACAATTTACTGGTTCTTTAAGTGCTGGTCACACAGTAACTATTGCTCCAAACAGTGTTGAAAAATTATATTTTATAAATAATACTTCTGGAAATACTTTGACATTTATTCAAGGCACGGGTGGGACTGTTGGCAATGGCCGTGCTGTTGCAATCGAAAACAATAAAACTGGAATCATATTTTGTGATGGAAGTGGAGATGACGCTACTGCAAAAGTACAGAAGATTGAAACTGGTTCAGATGAATTTACAGAAGATGTAACTATTAAAACAGATGATGGTGCACTGTTAACTTTGCAGACAGGTGATACGACTGTTACAGATGGTGACGTTCTTGGAGCTTTACAGTTTCAAGCACCAAGTGAAACAGATGGTGATGGTGATGCAACTTCTGATTCAAGATCAGTTGCTGCTGCTATTGTAGCTGAAGCTGATGATACTTTTGATGATGATTCTGCTGCAACAGATCTTGTTTTTAAATTAGGAACAACTGTTGCTGGTGATGATACAGCTATTGAAAAGATGAGACTGACGCATGAGGGTGATTTAAATCTTGTTACGGATGGTAAATCAATTAACTTTGGTGCTGACAGTGAAATACAATTAACACATCATGCAGATACAGGTTTAAAAATAAAACACAACACAAATGGTGATGATAAATTTCCAACTTTAACATTACAAACAGGTGATCAAGATATTGCAGAAGATGATGTATTAGGACGCATTTCTTTTCAAGCACCAGATGAAACAGAAGGAACAGATGCACAATTATCTGCTGTAAATATTGAGGCAGTTTCAGAGGGTAATTTTAGTGCAAGTAACAATGCAACAAGTTTAGTAATTAATACAACACATCATCAAACATCTGGAAATGGTGCAAAATACAGTTTTTCGGCAAATGGTTCATTTGAAGTAAAAACTGAAGAAACAGGCGATGGGGAAAACCCAGTGATAATGTTGCTCAATGGTGATACAAATATCGAAATAAATGATACTATAGGTTTCATAGGTTTTCAGGCACCAGATGAAACTTCAGCATCTGGTGATAATAAATTAGTATGTGCTGGTATTGCAGCTTTATCTGAAGGAGATTTTAGTGGAACTAATAATGCTACAAAACTTTCTTTTAGAACAGCAGCAAGTGAAACTGCAACAGAAAAAATGGCTTTATCATCCGCTGGAGCTTTAACTGTTACAGGTGATATAACAGCCTTTTCTTCAGATGAACGACTTAAAAACTTTGAAGGAACAATATTATCACCTTTAGAAAAAATACAAAAGTTAAATGGTTACACTTTTACATGGAACGATAAAGCAAAAGAATTAGATAAACATTTGTTTAAAGATCAAAAAGAAGTTGGCGTATCAGCACAAGAAGTACAGGCCGTATGTCCAGAGGTTGTAAAACCAGCACCTTTTAATAAAGATTATTTAACAGTTCAATATGAAAAACTTGTTCCGTTATTAATTGAAGCGATTAAGGAACAGCAAAAACAAATTGATGAATTAAAGAAAGATAAGTAGAAATGGCTCTAACAGGTAGCGGCACTATAAGTATGAGTGATATGCGAACTGAGTTTGGCATATCTGGTTCTATATCAATGAGTCAATTGTATAGAGGTGGTAGTGAAGTTTCTTCTACTGCAAGTCTTGGTGGTAGTGTAACTACTGATGCAATTTCTTTTAGTTCTTTTGGTCAAAATGCATCTGGTTCTGCCACAAGCACAAAAGCATTAGGTGCAACTGTAGCTTCTGGCGATACTTTTTCTTCATTTACTTATAGTGGTTCATATGCAGTTAAACAAACTGGAGGTTTTGGAGTTCCAGGAGCAAGAGTTTTTTTCTCAAATAGTTCTGGAATTAGAATTGGTAATTTTTTATCTCAAGCTCCTGCACCAGCACATAATACAACTAGCTCTCTAATTACAACACCTTTTAGTGTAACAGTATCAGCTGCAACTGTTTCATCAAATCATGTTGGAGCAACACATATTTCGTCACAAGTTATTGATCCAGGAGCTCAATTTAGAATAGAAGATACTAACATACAAGCAAGTATGGCTGCATTTACTTTTACAACTACACAAATTAGAGATGCTAATACAGGTGTTCCTCCATCTGGAACAATATCCTTCTCTGATTTATATGGAGCTACAGCATAATGCCACTAACCAAATTACAATTTCGCCCAGGTATAAATACAGACATAACATCCTATAGTAATGAAGGTGGGTGGACAGATTGTGATAAAATTCGTTTTAAGTTAGGATATCCAGAAAAGATAGGTGGATGGTCTAAGTTAACGGGAAGCACATATTTAGGTACGGCTAGACGTTTACATAACTGGACTGCGTTAGATGGTTCTGACTTTTTAGGCGTAGGGACACATTTAAAATACTACATAGAAGAAGGTGGGTCTTTCAACGATATAACGCCAGTTCGTAAATCTACAACAAATTCTACAACATTCGCAGCTACAAATGGTTCTGCAAATATAACTGTTACAGAAACTAGTCATGGTGCAGCAGAAAATGATTTTGTTACATTTAGCAGTGCTGTTAGTTTAGGTGGTTTAGTTACAGCAACCATACTTAATGCTGAACATAAAATAGTAAATGTTATAGATGGTAACTCTTACACCATAACAGTTAGTGTAACTGCTAATTCATCTGATACTGGCAATGGCGGAAGTGCGACAGATGCTGTGTATTTAGTAAGTGGAGGTCTTGACTCTCAAATTGGTGGTACTGGTTGGGGTGGTGGCTTATGGGGTGGCACAACTGCTAACGCTACAACAACCACTTTAACTGCAGCTATTACCAGTACAACTGCTACAACCATAGCTGTTACAGACGAAACAGGAATAGGTGTTGAATCTGACGGAACAACAACAAACACTGATGTTATATTAATTGGTGAAGAACTTATGCTCGTAACAGGTACAACAGATGATAATAGTTTAACTGTTACAAGAGGTCATAGTGGCACAACAGCTACTACACATTCAAATGGAGCAATTGTTCGATTAGCTGTAGGTAATTCATCCTCTGATGATGACTTTACTGGTTGGGGAATAGCAGCCGTAACTGGTACAACTCGTGAAATACGAACATGGTCACATGACAACTTTGGTGAAGATTTAATTATTAACCCTAGAGATGGTGGAATATTTCTTTGGGATAAAACAACTGGTCTATCTACACGAGCCGTGGAAATAGGTACAATATCTGGTGCAGAAAATACACCGACTGTTGCCAAACAGGTTCTTGTAAGTGACATCGATAGACATGTGCTTTGTTTCGGTACGAACACATACGGAACAGATGTTCAAGATCCTTTGATGATAAGATGGTCTAACCAGGAGTCTGTAATAAACTGGACAATTAGCTCGGCTACAACAGCTGGAAGCATAAGACTTGGATCTGGATCAGAGTTTGTACAAGCCATAGAAACAAAACGTGAGATACTTGTATACACAGATACATCATTACACTCTTTACGTTTTATTGGTGGTGAGTTTGTTTTTGGCATACAACAGATCGCATCTAACATCACAATTATGGGTCCAAACGCTGCTGTCGCTACAGAGGATTTTGTATTCTGGATGGGTAAAGATAACTTTTATGTATATGCTGGTGGTACGAAAACTCTACCTTGCACTGTTAAAGACAAAGTTTTTCTTGATTTTAATAATGAACAGAGAGACAAAGTTGTATCTGGTGTTAACTCTGAGTTTGGTGAGGTGATATGGTTGTATCCATCACAGTCTAATTCATTAGCTAATGCTGGAACAGGTGATATAGATAAATATGTCATCTATAATTACAATCAGCAAATCTGGTACTATGGAACATTAGTAAGAACAGCATGGTTGGATAAGGGTATAAGACAGTTTCCTATAGCTGCTGGAACACCATTTTTATACAACCATGAGTTTGGTTTTGATGATGATGGTTCTGCCATGACATCGTTTATTGAATCTGGGCCAATGGATATAGGAGATGGAGATAAATTTACTTTGATACAGAAAGTAATACCAGACTTAACCTTTCAAGGTTCTGACTCTACCAGTTCTCCTGCGGCAACATTTACAATAAGAGCTAGAAACGAACCTGGTTTAGCTTACAGCAATACATCTTCTGGTACAGCAACCAGAACATCTGCGTCTCCTGTAGAGTTGTTTACGAATCAAATTAATCTAAGAGCAAGAGGTCGATCTTTTTCTTTAAAGGTTGATTCAAGTGCTCTTGGTATGAAATGGAAACTAGGATCACCAAGGGTTAGTCTTAGACCAGATGGGAGGCGTTGATGGCAGAATCTGATCAAGGCCCACCACGTTTACCCGATCCACCACCACAAGATTCTCCTTTTGGATATAGTCCTGGTGCGGGTGGAATAAATTATTCTTTACAGCAGACAATGAATACTCAATATTTACAAGACTTAGTAAGAGCATTAGAGTTTTACATTGCACAACAACAACGTAGTGAAATAGCTAATAACTCACAAACAATAAACTGGTTTTTAAGTTAATGCCTATATTATACAAAAATGTTAAAAAGAAGTTACAAACAGATACAACAATTTTAACACCAGCTAATGCAACAACGGCTATTATTAAATCAATTGTTGTTTGTGAACAAAGCAACAATAGCGAAACATTAAATGTAACAATTACAGATACAGCAGATACTCCTGTAACATTTCAATTGTTTAAAGATAAAGCAATATCTGCAAAAGCAACAGTTGAATTGTTAACAGAGCCTTTGGTGTTGGCAGAATCAGAAACATTAAAAGCAACGGGTGCTGTAAATGATCAACTACATATGGTTGTAAGTTATCAAGAAATAAGTTAAGGTGTAGCAAAGAGGGTATTATATGTTTTCAGGTCTTGGTGGTTTATTTAAAAGTATAGGCGGTTTCCCAGGTGTTTTTCTGGGTGCTAGTTTATTAGACATGTTACTTAAACGTGGCGGAGGTAAAGGTTTAGAAAGTCTTTTTACACCAGAACAGATAGCAACGGGTGAAAGAGATCCAGACTATAAAGGTGATCCAACAAAATATAATGTTTTTGTTAACACATTAACTGATGAAAGATTTGGTACAAAAGAAGAGCGTGACAAAGACCTCGAAGAAGTAAAGAAAGCAGCAGATGGTGGCATAATGTCAGCATATAGTTTAGGTGGTATGGCAGAGCCAGAATTTGGTGGTTTGTTGCGTGGACCTGGTACTGGAACCTCGGATAGCATACCTGGCATGATATATCAAAATGGTAAACCAGTTCAAAGAGCAGCCTTGTCAGATGGTGAATTTGTGTTTACAAACAAAGCAGTCAAGGCTGCAGGTGGCGGAAGTATTGAAAAAGGTGCTGATGCAATGTATGAATTAATGAATAAGCTTGAAAGGAAAGCGTAATGGCAGTTCAATCTGGTTCTTCACAAACCTTTTTACCAGCTTACCAAGAAAATTATCTTAAAGATTTATTAGCAAACGCAGCGGCTCTTGGAACTCAAGGCGGTATGGAAGTACCAGAGTATAAAATTGCAGATATGACACCTCTGCAAAAACAAGCCATACAAATGGGTGCAGCAGGATTAGGTGCGTATGCTCCATTTTTTCAATCAGCCGCTGGAACATTAGGCAAAGGTGCAGAAGCTATAGCAGGCAGTACTGGAACTTTTGATCCTCGTTCTGTGTCACAGTTTATGGATCCGTATACAGAGGATGTAATAAGACAATCAGAAAAAGACATTGCAAGATTAGGGACTAAACAGCAACAAGGTTTAAGAGATAGAGCAGTTGCTGCTGGTGCATTTGGTGGTGGTAGACAGGCAATAGGGGAGGCTGAAGTAGGTAGGAATGTTCTTGATCAACAAGCAAGAACTGGTGCACAGTTAAGATCGCAAGGCTATCAACAAGCTATGGGTCAAGCACAAGCAGCGTTTGAAAACCAACAGAGAAGACAGCAACAAGCTGGACAAATATTTGGTGGACTTGGACAAGCTACAGCACAATTAGGTCTTGGTCTGCAAGGTGCACAGCAAAGAGATGTATCAAGTCTTCTTGGTTTAGGTGGCTTGGAACAGGCACAACAACAGGCTGGTCTGGATGCATTTAGAAGAACTGCGGCAGAAAGAGCAAGATCACCTTATCAAAACTTAGGTTTCTTATCCGATATATTTAGAGGTGTGCCATCAACTGGCGGTACATACACACAACAATTTACACAAGATCCTAGTATGCTGTCACAAGTCGCTGGATTAGGACTTGGATTAGCTGGATTAGGACAAGCATATCCTAAAATGTTTAGCGGAATATTTGGAGCACCAGCAAAAACATGAGCGTACTAAGCCGTAAAATGTTTAATAGAGGTGCTCGTAAAGAGTTACGCAAAAAAGGTGGCATTGAAGATGTGCAATATTTTCAAACCGCTGGACCTGTTAATGTTCCTGGAACTCCTGCTCCATATACAAATCCTGCTGGAATGAATATTCCAGGTTTACAAGGTCCAGGAGTTAATCCTTATTTTAATTATAGACAAGCTTTAGCAAAAATTTCACCTAAACAATTTGGATATCCAGCACCAGTTCAATCTACTAGAGGATTTGGAAAATTACCAGGAACTGGTTCTTTTACATATCCAACTGACAGAATAAGTAGCATTGGTTCTGGTTACTTCTCTGCTGATACAAAAGGTAGACCACTTTCAGATATAGCAAAACAAGCTTTAGAAGAGGGGGTTGGATCTTTAGGAGTTTTAGAACAAGGTCGTTTAGGTGCAGCATTTAGAAGATTTCAAGGTAAACAAGGTTTGAGTACGTTGTTAGATGAAGCAGTTAAAAAGACAGATTTTCCTGTTGTTAGAAGAATAGATCAAGCCGCTCCGATTGTGGGAGATGTATTAGGAACAATAGGAGGATTTACAGAGGGAGTTTTAGGATCTGCTTTTGCTGGTACAGAACCTGGAACACCTGGTGGAGATATTGGTGGGGCAAAGCCTGGCACTCCTCAAGGAGATTTAAAAAAGTTTTATGAATCATTAGGGATTAGTTTTCTTACAGACAGTCCAACTCAACAAGGAAGACCTTTTCAAGATTTAACTGATGATGCAGACACTATGTTTCCAGATATTCCAGCTTTTGCATCATTAACAGATCAAGATAAAAAGATAAACGAAGATATAAAAGATTTGCTTTATCCAACTGAACAAAAAAATCTAGAAAACAGATATGATGCTGACAATGTTCCAGAAATTGATGCAGCTATAAATGAAGATATAAGAAAATTACTTTATCCAAAAGAACCAGACCCAGAATTAAATTTAGAAAATTTAATAACTAAAGAAACTGAAGGTAAAAAACGTATCAAAACTGAGATTAAGGCTGAAGATAAGGCTGAAGAACCAGAATTAAATGAATCTAATTCTGTTGAAATAACAAATGATGATACAAATGAAACAGTAAAAATTCCAGATCTTAAAAATGCTAACGTGCAAAATCCAATTAATAGACCAGATAATTGGTCTAATATAGTAGCAAAAGCAAAAAATAATACTGGTGTAGTTAATAAATCAACAGATGCAGACACTCTTGTTGATATGGAACGTGAAAAAGGATTAGGAACAGCAAAAGATTTTGCTGCGGAATTATTATCTATGTTACCTAAATATGGTGAAGATGATGCAAGAGACAAAGGTCTAAATTTAGCTATGATAGGTTTTAGTATTATGGCAGGAGACAGTCCTAATCCTCTTGTTAATATAGGTAAAGGTGTTATGAAAGTTTTACCTAGCATTATGAAAGATGTTAAAGATAAAAAGAAATATGACAGAGATATTCAAACAATAACAGCACAATATGGAATTAAGAAAGCTGATGCTATTGAACAAGAAAAGAGAAAGAAATCGGAATACATTGTTTCTCAAGATTTTACAGATTCGATAACTGGAAGAAAATATTTTGCAAATCAAAAAATTAATCTTAACGATGAAGGATATAATGATTTCGTGAAATCTGGTGGAGCAGCCTATTTAACTACAGCAGAAATTCAAAAACAAAATATTGTTTCTGCTGCGGCTGTCAGAAAGGCTGAAATAGAAAATAAAGGTAAACTTACAGGTATTAAAAATGTTAATGACATGTATGAAAAAACCACTCAATTTAAACCTTTTCCTGGAGATGATTTTAGCATACCTGTTCAATATGCTAAAGCAGGCGCACAAGGATTAGGATTGCCAGATATAAGAATAGTTAATGAAAAAGGCACGATAGATGCTCTCTATTCTCATTATGAAGGCAAGGTTGGAGATTTTCAAAGAATTTTAGAAACAACTGAAAGTTTAAGAAAAATTACTTTTACAGAAAAAGTTACAGGTGGTGCCGCTATTTTTGCAGAAATAGACAAGGGAATAAAATCTGGGTTAAACTTTTCACCAAGACTTTTAAATGCTTATAATCGTCTCACTGGAACAGATTTAACAGATAAAAATTTAACATATAAAAATCAATTTGAAATAAAACATAGAATGTTAACTCTCGAAGTTACTCCTCTTCTTTTAGGTGAATCTGCTAAAACTATTTCGGATGCAGATAGAGTTTTAATAGCTCAAGCTTTAGGTTTTGAAAATGCAAAAATGAGAGGAAAAGAAGGAGAGGGTGTTGATTTCGGAAAACAAAAGGTTTTTACAAGTAGCGATGAAATAAGAGAAGCGTTAGTAGAAGTTGATAAATATATGTTAAAAGAAGTTAAAAAAGTTAATAGAACATTTACAGGAAGTTTGCGTGGATTAGGGATTGAAATGCCAGAAACAGAAGTTCAACCTTCTGAAGTAGCTCAAGTTTTTGATCGATACGCTATTGTAGATGGTAAATTACAACTAAAAGACACAGCTTAATATGGGAACTATTCAAATAGACACAGTTCAAGGTCCAATCCTTGTAGATATAGCAGGCGACACACCTACAGAAGAGGAACAAAAAGCAATCATAGAAGGTATTCAAGAATTAAATGCTGTTCAATCTGATGAAGAGGAGAAAAAAGAAGAAGTTATTGAAACTGTTGAAAAGCCAAAAGTAGAAGTTGATTATAAAACTGGTGTATCGGACATTGGTTTTCGTATGTTTGTTGCTAAAGGCGATAATGCTCAAGAAAAAATTCTACGTTTAAATGAATTAGGTATCCCAAGTGAAGCTATCTCTCAAGATGAAAAAGGTGAGATACTGCTTAATAGAGATCAAATACCAGATGAAATAAAGGATAAATATAAAATTCAAGGATCTGGTTTACTATCTATTGAAGAAGAAGCAAAGTTCACAAAAGCAGATTTTGCAGAATTTTTTAGCAAAGAACGTGGACCTTTGGTAGGAGGATTAGCTGCATCATTAGCTGCATCAGGTTTTGGAATACCTATCGCAGCATTAATAACAGGTGGAGGTTCCACTCTTGGTTATTTATTTGATGAATATCAAGAGGACAAAGAGGGTCTTAGAGCACAAGACTCAAGTGATTTAATTAAAGGAACTGCGTTTGAATTTGCAGCAGGTGCTATAGGTGAGTCGGGTGGTAGACTATTAACTAAAATGTTAGGTAGATTATTTAAAGGTTCTGGAGCAGAAAGTTCTAATGACGCTAGAACCATTGCAAGAGAAATATTAAAAGAAGGTGGAGCACCTACTGTTAGAGCAGTCAATGAATCAGCTATTTTAGGTAGATTACAAGCCATATATGAGGGTGTATTTCCTAATAAAAAAGCTGCAGCTCAAAACGCTAAATTTGTTTCAGACTCCATAGCTAAAGCTATCAAAGAAACTGGTTTAAAAGGAGCATCGGCAAATTCAGATGAAGTATTTAAATTAATACAAAGAGATTTAAATGAGATATATGGAACATCAGATGATTTAATAAATCAAGCAAATAAAGATTTAGCTGATTTCGTAGACAAAGAATTTGATAAACTAAGGACTATGTATAACAAAGGGACTATGTCTGAACAAGAAATTATAAAATCAATTCAAATAGCAAAAAGAATTTTTGATGAAGATTCAAATGCTATTTATGATAAAGCTAATAAACTTTTAGGTGGAGTTGAATGGATAAATACAAAGCCTTTAATTGATAGATTTTTAAAATTAGTAGAAGATAATCCAGCATCTGGTTTACAAGATTCAATTGTAGGCAAAACTATTTTAAAAGGATATGTACCCGCTAAAGAAGCAGTTAAAGATAAAAACGGAAAAATAATTAAAAAAGCTGTATTAGCTAAATATCCTAAAGTTACCATATCTTTTATAAATAGTATTAAAAATGCTCTTAGAAATAGTGAATTTGATCCTTCATTGGTAGGAACACCAGAAAAGAAACTTATAGGAGAAATGATTGGAGCTGCAGAACATTCAATAAGAACTTCTGAAACTGAATTAATAGAGCAACAAGCTAAATATGGTTTTAATATGGATGATCTTGGTGAGTTTGAGGATTTTGTAGATGTTAGTAAGCAAGTTAGAGATGGTTTAAATTATTTAAGAAAAGCAAATAAATTTTATGATGATGGAATACAAAGACTTAGAGCACCTTACACTTCAAATATAATGGCTAAATTTTATTCTGGTAAATTTGACCCAGAAGAATTAATTGAAGAATTAGTTTTAAATAAACCAGATAGAGGAGGGCAATTAAATAAGTTCTTAAAATCTGTTAGAGGAACTCCTTTTATGTCTGGAAAACTTCTCGGAGGAGAAGGTGAAAGAATCATACAAGCTCCAGACTTTGAAAAGTTTTTAAAAGATGAATATGCGATGAGCAGAGAAATATTTGATTCAATACCAGATGGTGATGCTCTAAAAACATCAATTAAAAATAGATTTAGATCTATTCAAGATTTATTTCAAGACATGCAAAAGGCTAGAGGGAAAGGTGTCCCCACAAAAGAGGTTGTAAGAGAATCTTTAGCTAAAAACTATCTTAATAGAATGTTTGCAGCAAACAAAAATGCGTTTGGTACTTTAAGTGCGTCAAGAGTTGCAGATGAATTATCTAAATTGGGGAGCACTGGAAGAGTTCTTTTTGGTAAAGATTACAATAAAGTGATGAATATTTTACAAGACATCACGGCATCTGGTCAAAAATTAACTCCTAGAGAAATAGCCAGTCTTAAAGGTAGACCAATAGCAGAGCAAGTTGATTTTTTAAATTCACTTACACAATCATCAAAACAAATTCAAAATCAAGCTTTAATGAGATCATTAAGCACAGCTATTAATCAAGGAAATGTAGAAGGTATATCAGAATTATTGTTAAGACCTGGTTCAAGAGGTCTAACTTTAATTAGACAAGCAAAACAAAGTTTAAAGCCAGATACTATGGAAGCTGTAAGAGAAGCAGCTCTTTACAGAATTTTATCAGAACTACCAGACCCAACAACTGGTGGTAAAGAATTTATTGATAAAGTTTTTGATGGATCTTATTCTTCTCAACTTGCTAGAATATTGGATTCTTATGATGATAAGGTTTTAAAAGAATTGTTTGGAGATGGGGCAGAAGCACTTAAAAAATTATCTAAAAAATCAGAATTAGTTTCACAAAAGCCAATAAAAGGATTAGGTGGATTAGCTGCTCCTTCTTATGCCACAGCTTTAGGATTAACCGCTTTTTTAGCTGGTCCGTTAAATGCGATTGGTTTGTATGTAGGATTGAATTTTGCATCAAAAATATTAAGACAACCTTGGTTTCTTAAATATTTAGCTAGACCAGTAGGAGTTAGACCAGGTGCTGGTGAATACGATAAGTTGGGTAGATTATTTGAAATTACATATGAAACTCTAGGACAAAGTGGTGCAAGAGAAACTGAAGTTTTGGGTATGTTAAGTGATACAGCTATTTCACAAATTACTGGACAGCCAAAAGAAAACGAAGAACCTGTATTACCTGTTCAACCTGTGTCAAGACCAAGTAAGATAGTTCAAAACATTCAACAACAAGCATCAAACTTAAACGTATCTCCTCCTTCAGCGGCATCAAGTGCTGGAGGTATTAATCCTTTACTCGTTCCTAATCCACTAACAAGAGCAACATTCGGGAGTCCATAATGGATTTAGAAAAATTAAGAGAACAACTCATCATTGATGAGGGGGTCAAGTATGAGACTTACCTCGATCACCTTTCGCTAAAGACATGCGGCATTGGACATTTGTGCAGAGAGGATGAACCAGAGTTTGATCTAGAGCTAGGTGCAAAAGTATCTGAAGAAAGAGTTACAGAACTCTTTGAACAAGATATACAGATTGTTATCCAAGACTGTAAGAAAGTCTATGATGATTGGGACAAGCTACCAGAAGAAGTAAAACAGATTGTAGCAAACATGATGTTTAACCTGGGCAGACCAAGATACAGCAAGTTTCGCAAACATATCCAAGCTGTAATGGATGGCAATTGGCAGGAAAGTGCCAATCAAATGCGTGACTCGAGGTGGCATAAACAGGTTCCAAATCGGGCGGAGCGTTTATGTAAGCGTATGGAAGAGGTAGAAGTCTAACCAACCTCTCCCCAGTTATCACCTAACTCCTGGTCAACTTTACTTGGAACTTTTAGTTC